TGTTGCCTCAAAGTTTCCCTTAGTTCTGCCTTTGGATCAAGTGTTTGCGCAAGCCTTAACTGTCCTCCAAGTTCATTAAGTATTGTCCCCTGCCTTACTTCTTGCTTCGATAAAATTTCCCGCTCAACGGCTCCGCTAGTAAGCCTAATTCTATCCTTGAGAATATCGAATTCGTCCTCCGACAAGTCTTTCGTCATTTCCAGCACTTTCAAATATGCTTGCTGCTTGGCAGTTAGACCTTCAATGCCATTCTGTAAATTTTCAAGAAGCATTTTCTGCTCAACCATTGAAAAGTTGGCATCTTTAATTGCACTATCAAAAGGTCCTGAGAGTTCCTTGCGGGCGCCTTCAACTGCAATATTACGCTTATCGGCCGCAATAATAAGCTCCCTCTCCGCGAGAATCTCCATATCCTTAATCTTTAAGGTCTTATCCGCAGCGCTTAAATTATCCCTGTTAATTGCAAGCCGCGAAAGTCTAAGCCTCTCAGCCACTTCCTCTTTCGACGATTCTAGTTCTAATTCTGCAACCGCAATTTTATACGATGTCTCGGAAAGCAGTCCTGCTTGACGCCTCTGGTCTAAAGATTGTTTTTCCGCCTCTAGTCGTAATTTAATAAAATCAAGGGTACTTCTATCGTAAGTATCTAATTTGCTTGCCGCCGCTGCCGCTCCATCTCCTCCTCCTCCTGTGATCGGAGCAATGTCAACTGGCTGCTGGGATTGCTGTTCGTCAAAATTAATTTGACGCTGCCTGTATTCAGCTTCTCGCCGCATACCTTGCCTGCTATCTATGGCGCCTCTTAATTGAGTAATTCCTACCGTTTGCCGAAAACCCTCTGGCCCTCTTTGTCTAGTGGCCGTTGTCTCAGTACTAACTCCAGCTCTTTCTAGCGCTGCTTTCTCTTGCGGCGATACGACAATCCTTCCTTGACTGCCTGCAACTTGCTCTCGCTGCGAAACCCCTTGCAACAACTTGACATCTGCTGCGGCCTGATTGGCAGCTTGTCGAGCTTCCGTTTGGGACATTGAACGAATGGCTTGAGCGGCGCCAATAGCCTTCGCTCTTGTGTCAGCCAAAGCTTGATTCATGCTCATAAATCGCTCAATCAGCATACTTATCCCGACAAGTACCAGTCCAACTCCAGTAGCAGCGAAAAACGTTCTAAGAGTTAAACCTGCCGTGCGGATAGATGTGGCAGTGACCGCTGCAGTTGCCCCTGTTGCCTGCATCATTCCACGGAATGCAGACAGCGTGGGCACGCCCATAGCTACACGCGCATTAAACAGAAGGAGTTGCAGTGAGTTGAGAGCCCACAGCCCTCTCATTACTCCTAATGCCATGTTAAGCGGCACAATAATTGCATATATTTTTGCCATGTAGCCGACAATGGGATTACCGGCAATTTGCAACAATGCACTGCTTACGCCTAGAGCAACTTTTGCAAACTCTCCAAACACTTGAGCCAATCCTATGGCATTAGTGCGCAAACCTTCAAAGGTGGGTCTTAATTTTTCAAGCTCTTGCGCAAAGGCAAATCCTCCTGCTGTTTTGGCGTTGACTCCTGTAAAGAAAGCATTGAATCCATCTGTGACAGTCTTTAGGCCGCTTGTCAATGGCATGACAACGGAATTTAAGAATCCAACGGCCACTGGCTCAAAGGCCTCATAAAGAAGCTTGGCCGAGTTTTGCATTCTGTTCATCACACCTTGGAAAGTAAGGGCTGCTCCCTCAGCACCCGGCCCAAATTCTTTGCGCATGATTGAGCCCACATTCGTGAGCAAAACTTTCATCGCGCCGCCCTTATAAGCACCATCCTCTAGTGCCTTGGAAAACTTTGTAATTGCCTCTGGTCCCTTAAAGCCAGCGGCCTTAGCAAAGATTGCCATGGCGCCAGGCAGTACATCGCCTAACTGCCCTTTAAGCTCTTCACTCATTACTTGGCCTTTGCTGGCCATTTGAGCAAAGGCATAGTTCACTCTGTCTACCTTGTCAGCGCTCATGCCGAAGGTAGCAGCAGTCTGGCTAATACCGAGGAACAGATCGCGAATCTCGTCGCCACTGAATCCAGCCGGTTGCATGGAAGCGTAAAGTTTTACAAAACCATCACGAGCCGATTGCAGAGGCGTGTTATATTTCTCAACGATGTCAAGAATAAATTGAGATGATTCCGCTGCCTCCTTGGCAGATGGAGAGATCTCGCCAATCGTATTTCTAAAGGTTTGCAGTGCCCCAACTGCCTCACCTACCTGCGCCGGGAATGCTTGCAAAAGTCCTAACGCTTTATAAGCAGTGCCGTATAACAGCACTTGTTTTGCGGCAAAGCCAAATTCCTCGCCAATTTCACGCACCAATCCTGCCCCTGGAAGTTTGGGCACATTGAACTGCATACCTCCGAAGGAACCGCCACCTCCGCCTCCCCGTGGAGGAGTAGGAGGTACAGCGCCACCGCCGCCACTTGGCACAAGTGCTCCTCCCGCCTCATAAGGTACTATTGCACTGGTCGGGCGTCGCGGCATTGCAGGTCGATTCGCATAGCTATAGCGAGCCGGTGCGCGAGTAGGGGTTTCCCCCATTACGTCGACGCCTCTTAACACCGAACGCATGCGAGCTTCACGTTCTCGTCGCGCAAATAATTGTGCTTGAGTCTCTGGCAGAGGAGGAGGAGTCGCAGCCCCGCGATAAAATCCCGTTGCAGCGGAAAGCATCTTGGGGGCAACGACTTGCCTTCCTCCCAGTAATGGTTGACCGATTTCTCGGATATTAGCTTTTTGTACGTAAGATTGATTCGCTGCAATGCGAGATTGAACGAACACACTCCGCTCTGTATTGCGAACAGTTTCTTCCAGTGCTCTAAGAAAACTTTGAGCGGCGTCCTTGATTTGGTTTCGCCTGGTAACTTGCTTTGCTTCTTCGATTGATTGTTTTATTGCATTTTCTGCGTTTATACGTGCTTGCGCTAAATAATTAAAATATTGCTCCGTATTGAGATGGTCAAATATATTTAATGACTCTTTTTTGATGGGCGGGGCGCTAAATACTTCCCTTACTTGTGCCTCTACTACTTTGAAATAGTTACGCAAAATGGCATCTACTGCATCCTTTGTCTGCTTAGGTGCGGCCAGTTTTCCAAGGCTATTGTCGCCACCGCCAGAAGGCAGCAGTCGCGGGCCAGTGCTCGCTATCGAGGCTTCAATAATTGCCTTACTGCGCCCTGCGGAACTAAGAGGAGGAAGCAGTCCTGCGGGCTCTGCAGACGGTCCAATGCCTCTGTAGGCAGGGGGCAATAAGCCTGCAGGCTCTGCAGACGGTCCAATGCCTCGGTAAGCAGCAGGCAGCAAACCGGCAGGCGTAAACGGTTTTGGCCTTGACGCTTGCTGTTGCGCACGAATACTTGCTGGGTCCATTCCCAGCATGTTGAAAATTCCACGAGCAAAAGTATCTAGGACTTTCCCGAGTCCGCTTCGGTCGGGATTACGCATTACCGCTTGAGGGTCAAGATACTTCTTGACCATTTCAATGGACGAATCGGTAACAATTTTATTTATTAAATTGTTTACATTTTTGAATCGCCCGACACCCCCAACCCCCAATTGCTTTCCAATATCTTTTAGTCCGCCAATATCAAATCCCCCTGTCGCTAGCGACCGTCTTAACTGCTCTCGCCTTGCCGCTTCGGTGACGCCTCCGCCACCTCCCGCCATGCGCTGAGCGCCAATCTCACTGATTTCTTGCAGCTTACGCCTTACGTCGGCGTCGATATCAGAACGACTTTTTGCGCCACCACTAATAGATGCAGACTCCAGGTCGGCCTTAATTTTTACAGTAATACTGCCTAGCTTTTGCCTAAGATCAGTCTTGAATTTATCAGAAGCAGTTTGCGAAACCGGTTTTAATCCAACGGGAAGCAAGATCTTGCCGCCTTCTGTCATGACACTGCGATAAACACTAGAACGAACTTTGCGAGCCTCTTTCTGTGTAACGCCGTTTTTAACGCTAATAGGAATCTCAATTTTATTTTGTGTTTCTAGCGCTGCAAGCTGTTTCCTAATGTTTTCAATTGCACGCGGAAAACTATTAATATTGCCGCCAATTTCAACGCGATAAGTACGGCGTTTAATGGCTGCCTGTAAATTATTAAGTTCAGTATCTAACGTTCGCCTATTAAACTTGACATTGATTTTTGGCGCAAACTCGCTCTGAGCTATATTTGTAAGCTTCTGAATCTCGCTGCGAAAGCCGGTAAGATTTAGGGATACTTCAAGCCTGAGCTGAGGAGCGGCCATATTTACACAGTGGTCCTATTCTTCGTAGTGTAGCTACTCACTAGATTGTTCACGCGATGAAGCAGTCTTTAATTCATCAACAAGCAAGGCAATAACTCGTCCATCCATCTTCCTGGAGCGCATTAAACGCTTTAATACTGCCAAGCTTTCATCAGACAGGCCATTCTCTTTCTTGATTTTTTTAGTGTCAAACGGCAGGAAATCATCAACGGAAACCCTGGCTTTCTTGCCGCCAAGTGCTCCTACTACTACAGTTCCAAGCTTTGCAGTGGAAATGCTATTGATATTGTATTTTGTGATGTCATGCTTTTCTAGCCACTTCAATGCAGTGATCACGTCCTGCACGCGCTGTTTGCCGAAACTACTTCCTTCCCATCGTCTATCTTTTAAGTCTGACGCATTGAGACGAAAATAAATTTCGTCCCATTTTGTCAAGCTCTTAAGAAATTGCCGGGCTTGTTTCTCTAGTCGTTCGGCAACGCTTCCTTCGTCCGGCGGGGTGCTTTTTTTGCTTGTCCTGCTTCCTTCGCCTCAGCTTCCTGCTCGCTCATGATGAATTCCATGCCCTTAGCAATTACTCGCCGCCCCATGGTTTTAGTGTCTTCAATGGACCAGTCATCAAGGGGTAGCCATTCTTCGCCAATAAGTCCTTCCCCACGGCAACGAATGAATACGGTGACCATGCGTGCATTGCCAGTTTCAACGCTACCGCCACTATTAATCATGCCAAGTGTTTCTTCAGTGAAGTCACTGAGAAGCTCCATTTCGCTCATGTCAGCGCCACCCTGCAGCAAAGCGAATGCTTCATCAAGGGGAATGTCTTTGGCCGTGGCAATACGCTTAGCTAGCTGCACTGCACGAATAGTGGCTTGGCTTTGCGCCTTACTTAGCTCTTCTTGTTCAATGCCTTCTGCAACAAGCCAGCCGCCATGCTTACGCAGGCGCACTTTAGGCGTGAGTTCAAAGAACTCTGGCTCTTCGCTTTGAAGGAGGAAACTATACTTGCTCATGATCGAGAACGTTCAAGATGGCGTTGAATACCTTTACCCTTTCGCTTTGAGAACGAAATTCCTTCGGCACTTCAACGAGAAAAGAGTGATCTTCGTTTGCAATTCTAATAGTCTCTTCTGGGAATGCCATAAGGCAGAGGATGCCGGTTTCAATGCTCGCGCCTTCGTAATGACAGTTAATGGCATGGCATCGTCCGTCTTTGCTCCATAGATAATCAATTTGCATTGAGAGCCGTTAATTTTGCTTGCACTCTATCCAGTAAATTCAAGCCAATGTCGCTCATGAAGGAAAACTTTGCATCAGACACTTGGTCTGTAAACTTGCGCGCTCTAATATTACTTCCCCCGCCTTCGTGGACATACCATGCGTATTCTTCTGGGGTTTTTGCGTTGTTCTTGGCATCCCAGTGCCAATTTGCTTCGGCTCCGCCTGTCCCCGCTGTAAAATTGTAGCTTTTAATTCCACTTTCATAAAGCTTGCCCAAGTCATAAATGTCACGAAGCTCTGGGCCCACTATTTCCCTGTTCTTCCTAAAAGTCACAGCCTCGTATTCCCATTTTTTATCTCCAAATTGCGAGTCCCAATGTTTTTCATTGATTTCCTCTTTGGTCCAGTCTTCAAAAGCCTGGAGAATGGCTTGTTCAATACGCTCTATGCCAATAATTTTTGCGCTGATAACTGCCATGGTTACGGGCCAGGATAAAGACGACGAATGGTCATATCAGGAATAATAAATCTGCAGCGTTCGTAAGCAATGTCATCACCAGGAGTGAATCGTAAGGCAGCATCAGGAAAGCGCCTTACCATTCTGTCCATTGCTTCTGAAATTTCCTTTCCATCAGGATTGTATTGAACAAGCATTACTTCCCACTGCTGGAGTACTTTGGCAATGCCCACGCCAGCCCCTGTCACCAACTCAGGATACTGCCGCATTGTCACCTCTAGGCCCGTCACCTTCCATTCTGTTGGCACGCTTTTCTGGCCCACCACGTACACGGCAGGAATGCTCGTGCCATTTGGGAAAGTGTAAGAGCCAATTAAATTAGGCGCCCCTGAAAGTAATTCAACAATGGTCTCCCGAAGCTGAGTAATGTTCACAATAAAAAAGCCTCCCCGTAAGGAGAGGCTAACAGAAAACGACGAAACGAAGGCTCAGTTAGGAGCAGTCGGGATGATGCTGCCAGTGCTTTCAGCGTTCTGATGAACACCAATGCGTCCACGGCTCATAAGGTCGAAGGTCACTTCAACGAGGTTGTCAGCAGGATAGCTCTCGTTGTAGTTCATCACGCGGCCAACGTAAGCCACGCGGTCGTAGTAATAAGTGGTGCCACTAACGCCAAGTTGCTTGTTGATTTCAACGTACACTTCAGCATTTTTGTCGTAACGAGCAGCAGCGATCACTTGGAAAGCTTCGTCGAAACTATTGGGAACAAATACCGTGCCGTCTACGTCCTTCTGGAAGTAGGAAGTAACGGAAGCAGTGGCTGCGCTGGTAACGATCACGCTGTCAGAGAAGCCACCGCCGCCAAGCAGGTAGAATTCTGTGTTGCCATCGTTGAAAGCAACAGAAGCCGTAGTGGCTGCTTGCAGCGTAAACAGAGTAGGAGCGCCGCTAACAGTGAAAGTAGCGCCGGATTGAGTGATAACTGGACGACCGCTAGCGGTGATAATAGAGCCAACACGTACAATGACGTCTTGGCTCTTAACCAGTTCTGTGGGGTGGTAGAGCATGAGATTGCCTCAGCAATGGGAAAAGAGAAAGTGGTTAAGCGTCAAACGTTTTGTACGCTTCCTTTACCAACCAGTCTAAAGATGCCTCTGATCGGTGCGCCTAAGAACTGCCAATAGTGTTCAGCAATTTGTTCATTAGGCAATAGCTCAAACCGTCCTTCCCTTCCATTGATGGTGGCAGTAGCAGAACTACCAGGAGTGACGCCAGAGAGGGCTAGAGGCCCCGTTAAGCGTCCTTCCATGTACACAGCCGTATTATCAGCACCAAGCAGATAATCGTACTGTGGATTACGTTTCTGCTTCAATGTGGCATAGTATGTCACGCCAGTAGAAGTAGGAATGTAATTGCCAGTGCCTGAGTCAACGACGTAACCAGAAGCCACTGACCACGAAAGCGTGGCATTAGCTAAAGGTAAGAGGACGTTCGTCATGCAACAAAACCAATGGTGAAAGAACCAGCGACGGTTTCAGTCATTCGTTTGAACTCTTGGCCATATTGTGTGGCCTCCAGTCCCTTGCCATATACCTTGCCGTCTGTGGCACCAATTTGAATGCCCATTTGTGCAAGTTGAATGGCAATGATATGTGCAGCGAGATGTTTTACGGCACGATCAGTTTGATCTCCAAAAACATCTTCACTGGCATCCGCTGTAGCTTCAGTGATTGCCCCGTTTACGATTCCCGATGGATGGGGCGTAAATTCAGGGAAACGATCAAGGAAAGTTGCATAAGTAACAGTCATGGTCAAGCCCTTCCTGCCTTAATTGCTTCTTGACGTTTTACGATGGCATTACGAACCCTCACGCGGCCTTCGATTTTCTTCCATGACGCCAGTTGATCCAGGTCATGAATTACTTCAATGGTCCGAGAGGCTTCAATGATGGGGAGATTAGCAAGAGTTTGCACGTCATGAGGAATGGTTTCCACAGTCGGCTGTTCCCTTACTTCTTCAATGGCACCAATGGTCATCAATCGCTTAACGGTTGAATTGTCACGGGCTTTCTTCCATTGATCTTCTGGCACTCCCTGGTTAAGACCAGGCGCCAGTTGAATCATCCCTCCATCGGTGATGATGCCGAAGCCACCTTCACGAGGCGGATTTTCAAGCTCAGGGCGATAAGCGATTAACATTTTGTGTTCAATTAGAACTGTCAATTAGCTTAACGCCCATTGCTTGTCTAGGCTCAAGCCGAAGCTTGAACGTAGATGACGCTCTTGGGATAGTACAGAGCCACACCACCCACGCGAGCGTGAGCAGGGACAATGAACTCAAGACCGCGCTGCTGGGGCGGGAAAAGCTCCAGGGGTTGGGGGATGTGCAGTTGCACTTTCTCAGGGTCACGCTTGTACACAACCATGCGGTTAGTGTTCAGGACGCTGTTAGCTGCATCCAACTGGTTGATAGGCTCAACGTT